GAATACATGGAAAAAGATAGCTGACCACATGAATGCAAATACATTCAAATAATAACAAAATAGGTGCTTTTTATAATATGTTTGCTTCAAAATTTGCCTTACAGGGTATAAAATATATCACGCAGTTTATAACAGTATTCGATATAATCTAACAAAAGTCCTTCCGATATATCAAGAGGTGCTAAATTATAACGGAAGGAGCAATGGCATGATTAAAATTTTACTGTCAAAAAAGCTTGGGGAGATGAGACTTACTCAGGCAGATTTGGCGAGGGCAACCGGAATAAGACCCAACACCATCAACGAGTTGTACCACGAGCTTGCAGATAGGGTGAATCTGGAACACCTCGACTTGATTTGCGAAGCCCTGGATTGTGAGCTGGATGAATTGATTGTTAGGGTACCGAACAAGGAATCAGCCATAACCCACACTCGCCAGGGAACTCAAAAACCCGGCAGAAAGAGGTAACCGCTGCAACGGTTACCTCTTATTAAAG